TTGACGTTTGTCGTTGCCCTGACCCTAGCGCAACCCGACGAGCCGGTGTCGAGTCCGGCCCACTGGATTTATTCGCCCGTATGGGCAACGAGATGGCCGGAACTGATCACCGGCACCATAGCGCCCCAGCACAGTCAGAAATGATCCTGCTGGGTGCGTGACCCCAGCGCATCCCAACTATAGGGACGCTGGGGCTTCTATAAGGAGAGATGATGAGCAGAATTGGTGTGCTTGCAATAAGCGAATTAGCAGCTATATCCCCTTGAAACATGGGGCGGGAGTTCTTATCTTCTAGTCATAGGAGATGACGATGACCAAACCGATGACCATCAAACAGTTCAATAAGCAGTTCCCAGACGATGACGCCTGCTTGGACCACCTGATGAATGTGCGTTACGGCTCCAAGTTCTTCTGCAAAAGCTGCGGTGCGGAAGCCAAGCACCATCGCGTCAAAGCCCGCCGTTGCTACGAGTGCGAGTTCTGCGGCCATCAGGTCTACCCGACAGCCGGAACACCGTTTGCCCGTACACGCACGTCATTGCGCGACTGGTTCTATGTAATGTTTTTGTTTTGCACGACGCGGAACGGCGTCAGCGCGAAGGAAATCCAGCGCCAGCTTGGCGTCACCTATAAGACCGCATGGCGCATGGGCCATGAAATCCGCAAGTACATGGGCTGGGTCGATGGAGATGATCAAATCGGCGGCGGTGGCGCGGTAGAAGCTGACGAGGCTTTTATTGGCGGTAAGGACCGGACAGGCAGAGACGACAAACATATCGTTCTTGGCATGATCGAACGCGGCGGGGACATTATCACCCGCGTTGTGGACACAGCCACCATCAACAACATCGTCCCGCACATGGTCAAGAACATCAAAGAAGGCGCAACCGTCTACACCGATAGCGCCCGCATCTATATGGACCTGAAAAGCGAAGGCTTTGTTCACGCCTCAGTCAACCATAAGGCGAAGGAATACGTGCGCGGGCCGGTCCATACAAACTCAATCGAGTCCTTCTGGTCAGCACTCAAGCGCGGCATCAATGGAACGCATATCTGGGTGTCTAAGAAGCATCTCGCTTCATACCTTGGCGAGTTCGAGTTTCGTCACAACCTGCGGAAGCAGCCGCACTTGATGTTTGACCTGCTTTTACTGGCTTTTCCTCGCCCCTGACCATCTTGGAAAGGAGGAGGTCAAATTTCGCGTCAGCCACTTTGCACCGCTCCAAACACCTCCTCCGCCGACGGGTAGGGTGACAAACCCTTTCGTACCCGCATGGCGGGGACCGATACGTCTAGACGCGAGGCCAACTCCTCAATGTCAGTAATGCCCTTACCTTCAAGAAACTCAATCAAATGCTGCGGCATCAGCAAATTCGCGGCAAAGCGATTGGCCTCCGTTTCTTCGGGGGCACCGATTCTATCGTTCGAGAGGCCATCAGCCGGAACAACGCGATATAACCGACCATCTGAATGGCTCCTTCCCATCAAATCACGGTGATAAACGTAATGAGCAAGTTCATGTGCCGCAGTAAAGCGCCGCCGCACAGGACTATCACTTACGTTTACGGAAATTACATATTGATCATCCGCCTTACGTTCGATCATGCCGGATTGATTGCGTGGCATTACCACCTCCCGATAGTCAACTCCGGCGTCCAAAATAATCTGACGCACATCGACGGGGGCGATGTTCCAATACTTCTTAATGATGCTAAAGACGCTACTTTCCGCCATTTTCATCTACCTTCACGTCTGGGGCCTTGTCATCGATATTTGTAGCAATGTCATTACCCTGCACGCTCCCAACACTCATACTCAATTGAAACCTGACCGCCTCCGCAACCATATCAGCAAGGCGAATTTCAATATATTTCCCAGCAGCATCAGCCGCCGCATTTTCAGCCCTCTTAATAACCTTCGCACGAAACTCCCAATATCCTATGAGGGTTCCAAGCCCGATCAAGATACCCAAGACAGCAAGTAAAGTTGACACTAAGTCTAACCTACCGAGCTGCATCGCAACCAAAATAGCGTCCGGATGCTTGATGGACTCCGCCATAGCGGCATCAGAAATATTCGGGTGCCACATTAGATATGGCCACCCCGCCGTAGGCTGACAAGCGTTCACGATAGCCCCAGCCATGCTGCATCCCCCATTTTCGTTGCCGCATCGTGGCACGAGAAAATGGCGAATTCATAGCGAAAAACAGGGCTTGCTCAGTAATCGTGAGAATCAAGATGATGTGCCTGTGCGGCGCATAGATACTTTGTCTAGACACAAAGACCGACTCACCTCAGGCTGGTGACTTGGTCTGCCTAAGGAAGAATTGGCCGGGGTTGCACCCCCGGCCTTCTTTAGGTCCTCGCCCAACATCGGAGCGCCAAGCGAGGCTTACTTTTCGGTATGTGGCTAGAGAATCCTGACTCGGCACTTGAGTCAAATGGTGCTCCTTCACGATTTGTGACAGGAGATTGTCATGCCTAACACCCAAACCATCCGGTGCATCAACAAAGACGACCGGCTTAACCCCTATGAGCGGATTATCAATGTCGGGGGAATAAACCCAGATAGAAGCCGCTGGAAAATTACCCAACAGCAGGCCATCTGGGACATCGACAGCGGCGCATGGGAATATTTTGTCGGTGACGGAATTCTCCAAGTCCGCGTGATTACGGCCACCAGCCCTTACGGGAACAAATACCTCAAGACTGAGGCTGATGGACTGGGTGCAAACAACCTGCTGCACCTACCGGAATGCCCCTAATCATATTGTAGGGCGTCCTGAATCCGTCCGGCTCCAAGGCCCACGATAGGGCCTGCTGGGCGGCATACAACTTGTCATAGGCATCGGCGGCATTGGGGTCTCTCAGTGCCGCCGAAATCTTTTGAAGCTCGCGCTCAACAAAACTCATCATTATTTCCCATATTAAATTACGCCGCCTTCCCCCATGTCTCTAGGGGATATATCTGCGAATTAGACTTCAGCGACTACGTAGAAAACAACCGTGACAGCGGCCATACTTTTCTGCGTGCGATTAGCGACGAACATTTGCGCAGTCACGAATACGACGCGCTGCACATCACTGATCATTTCCACAAGAGAAATCCGGGCCTAAGCCTTTATCAGATGGCTTGCACCAGAGTCCGGCCTCGCACGAAGGCCTAATCCGCCCCGCCAATCGCGCGAACATACCCCTGACAAGCCTTGAGCGCCTCTTCGGTCGTTACAATTGCGGCTCTGAAATCAAAATAATGGCGTCTAGCTTCTGGAGCAAGTTCTGCGGTGGCGTCATCGCTTCCGCTGGTGCCTTCGGAACCGTCGGGCAACTGTTGCTTGGCGATAGCGATGCGCAGCTTGCGAGCGCCAGTGTCAATGTCATTGCGTAAAGCGGCTTCTTGTTTCGCATGGTTTGCTCTTTCTTCTGCGAGTTCGGATTGTGAGGCGTCCAATGCAGTGCGCCACTCAGCCTCTTTGAGACGGGTGGCTTCTGCGGCCTTCAGTTGAGCCGTGAGGGCTGATTTATCGCGCGAGGTGTTCGTGGTATGGACGCCATAGAAATACGCACCCACGATCAAGCTGAGGGCCACACCGACCGCGCCTAGGATGAGCCAAGGGTTCGGGATCATTCCTTTGGCCCCTGCTTCACCAACCGCCCGACAATACCCAGCGCCAGAACCACCATTGCAATGACCGGCACAAGCCATGTCGGCAATGCTGATTTAAGGTCATCCGGCAGCGCAGCCCATGAGCCTAGCAGCACGGTTACAAATCCCATGCTTTGAACGCTGAACCATTTGGCAGCGTTTTTTGCATCGTCAACAAGGTGAGATTTGATCCAGTCTAGCATTGGGTTATCCCTTCAACATTTGCGCGGCCAATTCCTTCGCCCTTGCCGGTGTCTGACGCGCCCATCGGCTATCAAGCATCTGGTCATGTGCTGTCTGCCAATCGCCCGCCTGCATGGCCCTCATGGCTTGCCTGAACGCTGTAGTGCCGGTCACACCTAGCTGGAACGCCATTTCAATTAGAACGCGCTGGCGAGCATCTGAGAGGCCCCTCATCCACGGTATCGCAGATGTAAGGCTGGCCTCGACACGGGCGATATCATTGGTGAGCAGATATTCGGCTTCCTCTTGAGAAATACCGCCACCCTTGCGCTTGTCGATGAGGCGACCGACACCGATTGTCAAAAATCCGAGATGATCAGGATAGGCGGTGAGAACGCAGCCCTCATGTCGGCGCAGGCTGTCCGCTAGTGCGAATCTGTCAAAACTCATCGGATTACAGCCCCGCCCTGATAACGAGCTTCCAGTTGCCGGTCGTAATAGCTACGCCAAGGAATGTTGATTTGCTGAGGATGACAAAGTTCGACGCGGCGATGACATAACCGACATACGTGCTGTCAACGATGAACGCCTGAGCATTACGTGCAGTAGTGCCTTGGTCGCTGAAGTATACCGGAACCTCCTCCCCGACCGCGTAGCCAAGCTCTGTTGTTTTGCAGCGGATGAACGCCTGAACTCTTTTGGGTTTCACCCCAAGTCCGTGTGCAAGGGTGCTGCTGCCGGTTCCGAGAGTTATTGTGATCTCCGAACTCTCGAACTCAAGGTCCGCGAGATTCGATGGCGTCAACGTTGTCGTTGTGGACGATTTGGCCCGCGCGATAGCTGCCGTCGCGTTGGCTTGCGTGCCGCGTACTGTTGTCGAAGCGGCAGGTTTGTTCGTGTTCAGAACATAGCCTGACCCGTCGATGCACTTGAGTGTTCCCCACTCGCCCTGAGCGCAAGTGTAGGAAGTAGCAGCAGCCGCGCCATTCGCGTAAATATCGGTAGACGGAGATGAGATAGCAGTCCCGCCCGCCGCGTCGTCAATCTCGATTTGCCAACCGGCCAAGCCGCTTGATGCAGCGGGCAGTGTCCATGTTTTCGACGCAGCGCCGGAGCGGTGGAGTTGCCCACGGTCAGCAGCAGCCAGAGTTACATGGTCATTTTGGACTGTGACGAGCGTTCGTTTAGTGAAGTTGCCAGAATCGTCATAAATAACGTCAGCGCCGGTCACAGTCGCCCACGCAGGATCGGTTGCCCCCGCCTTAAGGACCTGTCCAGCAGTACCGAGCGCAACTCGCTCGGCTGCGGATGCACCACGGCGCAGCAGATCGCCGCGCGTCGTTAGGATGGACGCGGACGACTGCTCATATCGGACGGAATCCCCGTTCGTCGTACCAGCGGCTAGGCCTGTGAGTTTATGGTTGCCCATAGGCTGATTTGCGGAAAACGGCTTCTGTCCATCGGCCACAATCGCCGCGCTGTGGGCCGCTGCGTTATCGTCCAGAAAGTCGTTATATTTGGCGCTTTCAATCGTCGTATTGGCCGTGGCTGCTGTGCCTGCTGGGGGCGTATATGAGCCGGAACCGTTTCTGGGCATTGATTTCTCCAATAGAAAAAGGCCCGACAATCAAGTCGAGCCGTGGTAAGCTGCTGCCCTTCACGTGGAGGGACGGATGAAACGCTGTTTAATGGCCGTATTGGCCATATCTCTTGCTGGGTGCAGTGGGATTAAATCGACGCCGGTTCAGGGGCCAAACGGGCAGGCTTATGCGATACAGTGCAATGCCAATCGGGCTGAAAGCTGTTACCAGCGAGCCGCCGAGCTTTGCCCCAATGGCTACGAGTTGACGAGCCAATCAGGTTCTGTTGTTGGAAACGCGACGGTTACGGTGAGCAAAACAAACATGCTCGTTTCGTGCAGGTGACGGATGAATAAAAAACCCAGAGAGCCGCTCTTTGGTCCAGGCCTATTACCATTCCTATATTGGGCCGCGATCAGCGCCCTATGTACTTGGGTGGTTTATACCTACTTCACACCATGGTGGGCGGACGTAGTGCATCAGGTTCTCCCTGCTACTACTTCTTGAGCGCTAACCCACTCGCAGCCTGCTGCGTCAGCAATAGATTAGCGATTGCACCAGCACCAAGCAGACTGCTCTGCGTCTTCTGAGCGGCACCGCGTTGAGACATGATGGCGTCAATAACACGGGCGCGATCCGTTGGCGTTCCCGCTGTCAGCAAGTCGGCCAACGATGATCCCGTAGCGTCATTGATGCCGCGTCCGCGCGAAATGGCCTTGTTTACAAAGCCTGACAAGACGCCCGTTTTACCGCCCCGTAAGAAGTCTTCGGCAACTTGTTGGGCCGTGTCAGCAGAGTCGGACAATCTTTGAGCTGTACGAGAGTTCCCGCCGACAAAGGCCCGCGTGTCAGCCATTGTCCTCTCCGCGCCCATAGCTCGCTCGAAGGCCGCGTACCCCTCATCACCAAACGCTGTTTTAATCTGACCCTTGATGCGTGTGTCGTTAAAGATATGCTTGGTGGCATCTCCAAGGCCTTTGACCTTTTCGATCTTATCCTGAAGGGCGCGGGCCGCACCCACCTTGAATGCCTGTTGTTCATCAGCGCTCATACGGCCTACTTGAGCGCTGATTTGCTCAGGATCGAGTTTCATAAAATCGCGTCCGAGGGCGACGGCATTGCGCTGCTGTGTCGGGCCTGCGTACGCCTGCAATGCATCGGCGTAGTCTGGGTTAAGCGTTTTCAGTTCCTCGCGGAATGCAGAGCGTGTTGCATTGATAGCGCGGCCAGACTCGTCCAGCACGAGCTTGCCCGTGACTGGATTGCGCATCCCCTCCAATACATCGTCCAGCCCCCGCTTGACGTAATCAAGCGTTTGCATAGTCGGTACTTTGTCTTTGAATATGACATCACCGGCGTCGTTGAAGTCAAAGCCAAGAGTTTTGGGGTCTCGGCCTTCCTCTGCGGCAATCCGATATGCGCGGCCTAGCGCCTGCTTCATTGAAGGACGCCCCATCAGGCTACCGATGTTCTCGCTCCACACCTCGTCTGGCACGGCCTTCCCAACTCCATATGCCTTGTCATAGAGTGGAGCCGCTTTAGTTCTGGCCTGTGCTGCGAGGCTGTCTGAGAGACCATAAGTATCCGTTGAAGGAGACAGGTTCGTTTTAATATCACCAACGATACGTCCAGCTTGTTCGGCCTGACGCTGGTCTAGAAAGCGGCTTATTTTCTCTGCGCCGGGGCCGCCCTGAACATTTGTCTGGTCCGCAAGGCGGCGCACGTTCTGCCCACCGAGGTCAGCCAAAGCTACGGGCTTGCCTGTCAATGATGCCCCCGTCTCAATCGGGCCATGCACACCATCACGCTCAAGAGCCTTAGCAACAAGCATTGCGGCTTGCTTCTCTGGGTCTTGAAGCCCCACCATATTCCGAGCGGCCTGAACGCCTTTACCTACGACATAACCAGCAGCCGGGATTGCTGCGCCCAAGATAGCGCCCGAGGCCGCGCCGATAGCGGTTGAACCTAAACGATTCCCGACACCCCCCCTGCCATTGGCAAAGCCTCCGACCGCCCCATACCCAGCACCAGTCGCAGCCCCGCGACCGATTGCGCTGCCAATGCTAGGCGCAGCGGAAACGACCTTCCCTACTCCACCGAGCGTCGCTAACCCGCCGCCGATTTGAGCCACGGTAGAGGCAACCGGATGGTCTGAATGAAATTGATCTTCGCCGCCGCGAATCTCACCCAAGCGACGATCATATGATTTGGAAAATGCATCAATGGGATTCTGCCCACGAAGCGCACCGACAATAGCCCCACCAGTGCCCGCACCCGCCGCACCCACTTCATCAGCAAAGCCGAGTGAGGCCCCTTGACGCAATTGTTGCGTGATGCCGTTAAGATAGCCGCCATCCTGAGGTGATAGAGATTCTGAAGCAGCGGCTTCAGGCTGTTGCGTTGCTGCTTTCGGTTCAGTCGCAGCGCGAGCACGGGCCGACGCCATTGCAAGGGCGCGTTTTTGCTCAATGGTCATTTCCATAGGGCGCGTTCCTCTGGCGTCATGTGTTCCCAGATTTTCGGATCAACGCCTTCCGGCACACCCTCTCCACCGCCGCCCAAAGGCGAACCCATCGGAGTATATGAAGGCCAGTCGAAAGCTTCCGTCCCGTTGCGCTGGCGACGAATATCAACGCGGCGCTGCGCCTCCTGACCGGCCCGATCATTCAGCTTTGCAATTTCATCAAGGCGTTTCGTGACCGTGCCCATGTCGTTCTGACCGAGCGCGGTAAACAACTCATTCCATGCACGTTGTGCATCACCTTCCGTCTGAACGCCCTTGTTCAAACGAAGGCTATCATTGCGCATCTTCTCAAGCGTGGACTGGAAAGAGCCAAAGGCCGCGGTTTCGGGTCCGCCCATGCCCGTTGCCTGCCCGACCTTATAACCAAGGCGGCTGACGGGATCGACATTGAAGTCACCACGTTCGAGCGAGCCTTTTTGGGCCTTCAAATCTGCCGAGATGTTCCGCGCAAGGTCGATAGCCTCAAGGTCAGCGTCCTCGGCCTTCTGCATCGAAACAGGCAGATTGCCCCCGCCCGTCTTCATGCTGTAAGGCTGCTGCCCGATAGCATCGCTTGGAGCCACATATTTAGGCCCGTCAGGTGTCATCACCGCGACCGGCGCACGGGAGCCCTGAGAGAGCCTAGCGGCCTCCAGCATACGAGCATTAGCCGCCTGTGCCTGTTGCGCCTGAAACTCCTGCGTCTTCGTCAGGCGTTCATTCTGCGCTTCATTCTGAACATTGAAGTGATTTTGCCACGTCTGTTCCTGTGCTTTGGATTCCTGATCCTGCATTTGCAGTTTCATGGCAATATCAACAAGGCGCGGATCACCCGATTTCGCCAGCATGTCAAATGCAGCCGCATTGTCTCCTGCTGTCGCGGGAATACCCGCACTCGGATCATTCGGGCTATCGGGATTTTTCCACTCAGGCGTTCCGCGCATAGCGGCCAGAGCCTGAGCGACCGTATTGTTTCGCGTATCATCAAGGCGCGCCTGATCCCCGTCCAGCTTTCGACCAAGCAAGGCACCGGAGATTTTCTCAACCGCATTGGCCGCACCGCTCCAAGCATTGTCAGGCTGGATTTGGCTCTGCATCATGGCGTCAGCAATTGCGCGTTTGCGGGCAAGGCTTTCCTGAGTCTCGCCCGTGTCACCACCGAATGAAAACATGCCCATTAGTGAACGCCTCCGAGAGCCACCGTATAATTGACCTTCATATAGCCGCTGGGATCAACCTCAACAGCCTCAGGTACAACGCCAAGAACCTCTTGAGCCATAAGGCCAAGATGCAACGGCGTGGCGTCGGTTTCATTGAGATAGCGGAACAGGTAAAGACCCATGCCGTTGACCTCGCCAACGCGGCTAATATCTTTCTTGAGACGCACATCGGACCAAGCCCGAATTGCTGACGAACCAAGCGAGCCACCCATGCTGAACAAACCGCCCATCATGGCGTTATTGGAGCCGTTCTGAGTGTTGTAAATGCCGAGCTGGTTCTGGAAATTCTGCTGATTCAAACCGGCAATGTCCGTTGTCGGAATAGATGGTGTGCTTGCGTTCACAAAGTTCGGCTGGCTCACCTGAGAGCCGGACAATAGTGCCGTAATTTCGTTGATCGGCTGGTTGCGCTCTGTCAGGGCCTCTTGTGTCGCCTGCCCGCGTCCAGTCAGAAGAAGTTGGTTATAGGCATCGTTTGCCCCCTGAGTGTTCAATGCCATCGCGCGGTCATAGGCCGACGATCCCATCTTAACGCCACGATCCGAAAGGCTCTGTTCAAGATTCTGCTGACGCTGTGCAAGCATGGGGTCAAGGCGTTGACGCCCAAGCTCCATCAGGCGCGATTCCGTCGCGGAATTATTCAGGTCAATCGGCTTGGACATATAGTCCTTGAGGAAGCCGGATTGATCATTTGCAAGAGCGCCAAGATTTAACTGAGCGCCGCTCGTCTGGTCCTTAATAGCCTGCTGTTGCGGAGAAAGCGTCTGTGTCGCTGTGTACTGCGGAATGTCATATGTTTTCCCGTCGTTCGGGTCTTTGTAGGCGTATGTCCCAGACTGACTATATGTCAGGCTTCCGTCAGGCGTGACTTGATTGACATTCCCCATATTGGCGTTTGCTATCGCCGTGCCGATGTTCGTTGATGTTTGAGCCGCCGCTGTCTTTGCGGGATCGGGCGCGGCGGGTGCAGAGGGAGAACTCTTGCCCATGTCTATATCCACTTGCAGGTTTCGCGCAAAAGTCCGAAGGAAATTACATCCTTCTTTCCGTCCCATGCGCGTGGGTGAATGCCTTCAGGGACAAAGCCCAATTTTTCGCAAAGTGTCTGAGACTTCACGTTGTCATCCGCAATGAGGCAGGTAATGCGGATAACACCTAGTTGATTGAACGGATAGTCGAACAGCGCCCTCAGAACACCGCGAGATGCCCATCCGGGTCCGTTCGATGCAATGCTGACGCGAATATCGACGCCATTTCTGAACTCTGAATAAACAACACCAGCCAGAACACGACCACCATGCACAACGGCAAGGCTGGTATGTGGCCCCCACTCGATTTCATGGCCTTCAATTTTTCGTGCAACCCAATTGGAGACGCGAGCATCCCCCGTCACAACGATCAAATGACCACTCCGGCGCTTTCATACATAATGTCAAACGATGCCAATTCAGCGTCAGGCGTGCCCGTCTGATTGAGCGTCACCTGCACCTGAGGCGCGAAAGTGAACCCCACCGAGTTCATGCCTACCCACTTCAGGACCGCGAGACGCTCGCCAATACCGGACCACATAACCTCATCCCATTTGCCAACGTCCCATTTGTTTGAACTGCCACTGTCAACGTAAGCGTCAGGGTCAGACGGGAGCGTCACGGCGTAGTTTACAGACGCGGAGATTTTCGGCGTGAAGGCGCGGCCAGACAGGAATGTTGCGCGGGCAAGTTTGACGACCTTAGTCGAGCCGATATTTCTGATATGATCGAACAGTCCGACATAGGTGCAGGAGTAATTCTCGCCATCATCGGAGCCACCAGACTCTGCCTTGTAAATCTTGCCGGTTGAAGACCCGAACATGGCTTGGTCAATATGGATAGCCATAGACCGCATGTCCCAGCCGGTGTAACGCGCCCACGCGCCAGTTTGAAGATTGACGACAAAACAGCGCGGCGACGTGGTTGCGTCTACAACGGGCAATGACACAAAGGCCATATTCAGCGACGGCCATTTTAGTATCTCCCAAGGAAGGGAGCCTCTGAACGCAACCTCATGCTTCCACTCGTTCTCGATGTTTCGTGAGATAGACGCGAGAGACAGGGCTGCAATGTCTTTTTGAATAGCCTGAGAAATAGGAACGATGCCGTCTTGAGTGCCAATCAGGAGGTCGCCGCCTGCTTTCATCGTGCAATTTTTGCCCATCGGGGGCGTGATGTCATACCGGCCAACGAGCGACCAATCAGTGCCGCCCGGATAGGAGCCTTGGTAAACAGAGACTTCCCCCTCGGTCGAAACGAATACACACTTGTCGTCAATACCGTCACCGCTATCGAGTGACCATGTGGCACCGAACAAGAGCGACCCGCCACGCTGGAATACGCCCGCCATCGAGATATCAACCGCAAGGCCGCCTACTGCGTCAACGGGCAGATACCAAGCCGATGTCGAGTTTGCTTCCACAAAATAAAGGCGGTTGCGATATACCCACACATGGGAAAGATCAGATGTCGTGACGCCCGTAATTGCAGGCGTAGAAGACCCGTCAACAGCCGCCCATGTCGCGCCATCGTAAATCTGGGCCTTGTCGGCCCCGTTGACGATATAAAGGAAATCACCGCCTGCCGTTTCAAACTGCGCAGATGAATAATAGCCTGAGGTCTGACTTGAAATGTCGGCACTAGGCGGCGTGTCTGTGCTACCCGGCGTCGTAATGTTGAACACGCCTGTTTCATTTGCCGCGAAGACCTTGCGCGTTGATCCCGAAACATATGTGAACATGGCCTCAACCGGCCCCGTGCCGATAGTGGCGTGAAGTTCTGAACCACCACGCAGGCGAATGCCGGTTTGCGTCGGGAACCAATTGTCCAGACGAAACGCCCCGCCCTTTCCGGAGCTGGCTAGGTTTTCATTCGTCACCCAGCCGCGAACTGGCGCGACAAAAGTGTATGGCTTTGCTACTGCGGCAGCTGACCGAGGGACCGCCACACGGCGAAGATTGCGCCTCATGCCAAGATGCTCTGCGGATAAGCAAGCGTCACGTCCTTGGGCATACGAACGCGGCCAACACGCAGCATGCGTGACCCCTTATCGCGGGAAATCAGCTTCTCTTTGCGGTCCTCGTAATTCGCCATATCTTCGGCATACGGCAGGCCTTTGTTAGCGCGCCATTGGTAGATAATACCAAGACGCAACAGCTGCTCGTCTAACTTGAAGGCATCAGTATCAGCGGAGAAGGCTACCTTCTCGTCTCCACCGTTCTGCACCACAATGAGGTTTGTCTGGTAGTAATACTTGACCGTCACACCCACGGGAAGTGCAGGCTTGATATGGATCTTGCCACCGAACATGCACCATGCGTTCACAACGTATGTGAATGTCTGCACCTCAAGGCCGAGCCATTCGTCAATGTCAGAGATATGTGAAAGCGGCGTGCTCAACGATGACGACCAGAGCTGGCTTTTGGTCAACATGCGGTTGTAGTCAACCGGCAAATCCCAATCCTCTGTCACGCCATCACCCGTGATAGTCGCAAGCGTTGTCAGCACTTGCCACTCATGGGCGTTGGAAATTCTCTCCGCCATGTCATTTGCAACGTCCACCAGCTCGACATGCTCGCGTTCCGTTGACGAAAACACGCCATTAGGTACGCCGAGGCCGATAACTGTTGTTGCGTTCTGAATAGCGGAGAGAGCCGTCATTATGCAGCCTCGGACTTGTTGAGGATTTCGTCGGCCATGCGGACGAGCGTTTCATGCGAGGGATTACCGCGCGGGGCAGAGCCTGTGCGGTCTTTGATAAATGCCTTGATGTCCTCATCCTGATAATCATCAAAGGACGACACGCTGGGGGCCGCTGGTACGGGCGCAGGCTTTGACAGAAGAACCTCTGCCATCTGGGCCTGTAGAATTGCCATCTGCTCACGCAGCGCAGCGTTTTCACCAGCAAGGCGCGTCTCAAGTGCAGTGTCGCTGGCATGTTCAATGTAAGCCGTGGCCTGATCTTTCAACGCTCGTCCACCCATGCCGAGGCGGGAAAGGGGCGCACCATCCAATGCGGCAAGCTGTTCGCCGGTATGGATATTCAGGGCGCGGAGTTCAGCGCGTTTCGATTCCGTTAGAAACGGCAACTCGGACAAGGGCGTCCCTGAAACACTCTGCTCAAGCCCCTGCTGGAAGCGCTCATAGTGCTTGGGGAAGTCTTCGATATAGCTGACCCATCGGTTTGTTGCTGGGTCGCGTCGGTATCCCTCACTTGCGGGGGCAACGTGGACGCGCTTCTGATCGCCGGGGAATTTGATTTTCACAAACTCCTTGTCTTCATAGATCGGGCGACCCTCCATGCGGGTCTTCGCAGGGTTTTCGACGGCCTCCGCGTAGAATTCAACATGGACGGTAGAGACTTGCTCGCTCATAGGATTTCCTGTCTGAGAGGTTGTGAAAGCAAAAGGGAGGGACAAAAGCCCCTCCCCCCATTCTTTAGGCAGCAGAAGCGTCGTCCATGAACGGGCGCTGGATTTCAAATTCAGCAAGACCCGACGAAGGTGTGCCCACAGCGGACGCACCCTTAGCGAGCTTCACACGGTCACCGGCAACAGCAGTGTCGTCCACGCTTCCGGCAGTGCCAGTCGCATAGACAAGAGCATCGTCGGCATAAGCTGTAAGAGCCTTGCCGATAGCTTTGCCGCTGATCTGATACCAACCGTACTGGCTGGCAACATTCGCAGACATGGCAACCGCAACCGGACCAATGGCATTAGCGGCCAGAAGTGTGGTCGAATTGTCGTCTGCGTTGTACGTGACCCACGACCCAACAGCGGTCGAGGCCAAGCCCAGAAGATAGATAAACTCACCAGACCCATACGTGGGGTCCGATGCCTGAACGATGGTGCCAAGGGCGACCTTCGCTGTCGGTCCGGTATCCGTGATGTGCGGGAAACCGAGCGACTGACTCGAGATAACGTAAGCCATAGTTTCGCCCTCCTTAAGCTGACGGGTTGCTGTCGTAGAGCTTCGCCGTGTGAAGCGGGTTGTTCAGTGTCACTTCGCCCATGAAGCCGATGTGCTGAACAATCGCGTCCTGATTGATCGGCGTCTGTTTGCCGCCAATCTTGGAGAAGTTACGTTCGGGGTGATAACGGAAGCGCAGCGCGTTCGTGTCGATGAAGTAGGTCGTGTTGGACGGCATGGCGGAACCAATGCCACCTTCCAAAACCACGTCCACAGACTTGCCTGCGCCGTAGTATTTCAGCGAAGTGAAGCCGAGTTTGCCGAGGGCGTTCTCGTCCTGAATACGCTGGATCGCCACAGTTGCCGCTGTGTAGGCAATGTAGTGTTCCTGCGACATCGCAATGATGTTCGGACCCTTGGGGCCACGGCTGCGCTCAATCATGATCGTATCGAGAATGGTCTTGATCGAGGCCGCGTTGACCTGCGTGACACCAGTGAAATATGACTGGGCGTCATATGACGATGTGCGCCAAATCGCATTGTCCACACGGGAGATGCCGCCGTAGACACCAGCGTTGACAGTCGTGGGGATTGCCAGCTGGAGGCCACCAATCTGCTTACCGCCATCGGCAGTACCAGCAGAATGAAGGTCTTCAACAAAGCGGTCCTGAAGTTCCGTCTCAGCAGCCTTGATGTGCTCGGACATGATGTCTTTGAGCTGGGCTGTGCCGGAGTTTTTCAGAATGTCCTCACCCGACAGCGTGACGGAAACAGCCGCCATTTTGGGGGTGAATTCAGCATCGTTGAACAGTTCGGCAGGCGACGGGTTCAGATAGCCATACCCGTTGTATCGCGTGTAACTGCCGGACTCATTGTAGAGAAGACGTTCGCGGATCGTCGGACCGGAGAAGGTCTTGAACTGTCCGTTCTTCTTCATGATGTAGAGGATGGCGTTCGAGTTCGACACCAAGTCGGCATAGCCTTTGGAGCGATCCTCAAGCGCCAGCGAAAACGCTTCTTGCAAGCGTTCGTTGGAAGTAAGAGCCATTACGGCCTCCTATGTTGCTTGTTTACCCAAGGCCCAACGTCGCAAAAGAACGATCAAGGGCTTCCATGGGCGAGGAAGGCGGCTTTCGGTTGGCAGGGTTTGAGCCTGAACTTGGAGCGCCGGAGACAGAGAGAGTGCCCTTGCGGGTTTGAGCCGAAAGGTCGGGGGTAGGCGTTGCCGGTGCAGCAGGCGCGGGAAGTGGGTTGAGCAATTCAGCCCGCCTGTATGCAGTCGGAAGGTCGTGGCCAAGCTTGATTTCAGCAGCAATGGCCTGAGACAGTTCTTCAAAACGCGGGTTGACCTTCGCAAAGGCTTCAACCTCACGCAGAGTTGCCGTCTGGTTCTGTGTCTGGATATTCGCGTTCACGCCATTGAGACTTTGCTCAAGGCGGGCAATCTTTTCATTCAGCGCACGGACTTCGGCGGCGCTTTGGCTCTGCACCTGATCTACAGGCTGGCCAAGCACATGCGCTGCAATATCACGAAGCGATGAGCCGTATTGTTTGGCGAGCGAATCCAACCCACCAATAAGGTCTTGGTTTAAATGCCGGTCAGCAGCGACGTATCGCGCCATAGCATCTTTGACCGTGACGTTGTTCTGTTTGGCGAGTTCGGAAAACTCCCGCAGGTTTTCCCATTCCTGCGCACCGACACGATGTTTTTCAATGCCAGCTTCCATCTCCGTAAGGGCGCGATGCACTTCCGCTTTTACCGGCTCAGGTGCGGTCTTCCATGCCTCCTTGGCTTCTGCGCTAAAGCGGCTGGGGGGCTCACTGAACGGCGTTTTTACTTCAGGCTCCGTCGCCTTCTTTTCGGCCTCGTCGGCCTCCTGTGGCTTGTCAGCGGGTTGCTGTTCGCCTTCCGGCTCCTTGGCGAGAAACTTTCCATCAGGCCCGCGCTTCTGGCCTGTGTCTTCGGGCTTTTCATCAGCGGACAATTGCGGACTGTCCGGCTTTGCCCCCTCTTGTCCATTGTCTTCAGCCTCAAGAGATGCAAAGGCTCGCTCTACAGCGTCCATCGGTGTGGCTTCTGTAGTGGATTCGGGCGTGGAAATGGGTTCGCTCGGCTCCGCGCCGGTCGTTTCGTCGGTCATGTTGCACCTGTCTGAGAGGTTGTCTTAAGCGCCCAAGCCAGCGCGGCTGAATGCTTTGTCTACCGTTGCCTTAATGGCCTTACGGTCGGGTCTTGGCTTCGGAGCGGGCCTTGTCGGGGCCTCGTCTCCAATTTCGATGTATCGCTTGCCGTCAGGGTTGCCGCCCGGCAGATAGGACTGACGCATGGCTGATTTCGACGTGTAAACCTTACCGTCTGCCATGCTGCGGATAGGTTGAATCGTGTCCTGAATAATCATCGGGGCCGATAGGTCCGAACGGGCCGGAGCGCGTTCGCGCCAGCACTCAGCGGGCCACGGCTCGTCTAGGCTGTGCCACTTGCCACAGACCTTGCAGAGACGTTCACGCGCCATCCACTGCAACCCCGAAAGCCTTGTAGACGAGCGCTGTTTTGCCGTAGACGAAACGTTCGCCATTCGTAAGGTGGCGACCATTCCACTTGTGCGGGCAGTCTTCAATCGTAATGGCCCGAAGGTCTGCCTTAAGCCTATCTTCGTAGTCTGCGGGAAATTCTCTACCATGCGCTTGCATATCGCTGGCTGCCAATCGCGCGGTGTCTATCAAGCGATCATCAATGTTAAACGCCATGAGCAGGCTCCGGTTTGGGTTGCGCTGCTGCTACGGCCTGCACGCCAATGCGGGCAATCTCAGCGTAAATCTTTTCAATCTCAGCGCCGGTCTTCTGCAAGTCGGCTTGCGCTTGGGCAAGGTCAACGCGCGACTGCTGCATTTCGGACTGATGCTTCATTTGCATGTCCTGCATCTTGAGCTGCATCTCGCCTTGTTTGATCTGCATATCAGCCTGAGCGGCCTTGGCTTCCTGTTCGACCTTCATCTGCTCAGGGCTGGGCGGCTTGGGCTGGCTTGCCATCTGCTCGGCCTTGCTCGCAAACTCGTCAATCACGCCGTCTAACTCGCGTCCGGCGCGGAATTGTCCTGCCACATAACGGAGCATAGCCATAGTCATGGGCGTAGCTTCCGGCACCTGCTGAACCAACGGAACGGCCTGCTGCAAGAATCCACCGACCGCCGTAATAAACTCGCTCGCCCGCTGCTTGGCTGCGTCTTCGTTCGGCTGAATTGTAGAATCTGTCTCAATGTCCAGAATGAACGGGCGCATACGCTGTGAACGGAGAAGTTCAATAATGCTCTCTACCGTGACCGTGTTCTGTAGTGTCTGCACCTGCTGTTGAGCCTGCTGCAATAGCTGCTTGGCCTGTTCTGGGTTTGCCTCAGCCAACTGTACGGCTTGCGGGTTCTGTTGGACCTGCTGCACCTGCATCACAATGGCCTGAACTTGCTGCTGAATAGCCGCTTGTGTCGGCAAATCGTCCATCTGCGACATGGCGAGCAATGTCTGCGGCTGGAAATTCTCAGCCATGATTTCGCCCGCGATCTGCGCCATGTCCAAAGCCACGCGGATCAATTCATTCTGACGGTCACGCACACGCACCGAACCGTATTGGCTCTTGAGTTCCTGCGCACCCAGCGTTTCATTCGGGTTCGTCGCGCCGCGCATGATGTCGCTCAGGCCCGTGATTTCGTACACGTCCTGAATAAGCTGCTGACGCAGGCCGATGAGTTCCTTGACCGTATTCGCCACCTCGACAACCGGCATCCATGCAATCGAGTCTTTGATGGCCGTGCCGCCCAAGGCTGTATAATTTGGCAGCGGGATCAGAAGCGCGTTGTTGTCCTGCTGCTTGATGGCCGTCTCAAGCGCCGCGCCAATATCCTCAGCGCCGGACGCATAGAAGCCTTTCATGCGCAGATATTCAGACAGCGCACTGATACGCGCCGTCAGTTCGTTGATTTCCTCAATCTGGTCTTTGTAATAGAGGAAGTCAGGCACCGGCACGAGTTTCGAGCGCATCACTGTGCCATACGCCGGACGCGGGCACGGGAAGAACCCCTCCAATGTCAGGAACGGCGGCTGTATGTCGAGCACGGTATCCATGCTCGGAGAAACCCACACGACAACATTCTCTGTCTTGTGCCAGATTTCCCAAACAGCGGCCTTCTTCTCGCCTTTGTATTCGTCATCCTTGTCAGTCGTGCGCTCTTTGAAATCGGCGTCGAGAAATGCTTCCCCGAAACGGTCAATGCCAGCCTTGCGTGTCAACCACGAGCGACGGGCAACCCACTCGACCTCGCGCCATTTGCGGGCCGGATCATGCAGGAAGTCTTTACGGTCAACGTGGTCGTACCCGACCTTCTCGTCAATCTGACCGTCCTCTGATTGATTGGCCTCATAACGAAGCCACACAGCACCACGGGCGTTAGTTGCCAGATCGTCACGAATAAGGCGCATGACCTCATCAATGCGCTCAACCCGAAACGATGCCACCAGCGACCGCTCAAGCATATCAGCAGCCTTGCGCGGCAATTCCTTGCGGTTGCGGAATGTGGGTACAACAACAGGCACAGGCGGACGGGCATAAATTGATGGCTTCAACACCTCAAGATTGGCCCAGAATATCTGAAACTCACGGTCTGTGTTCTCGCCGGACAACTTCTCAAGATCGGCATACAGCTTGTCGATATTGTCACATTTGTCCTGATAGGTCTGGAGGCACTTCTCCGCGTCCTTGATCATATCAAGCCACGGCTTTGCGTCCGTGTCATAGGCTTCTTCGCCCGCATATTCTGCATCTTCAGGCTCGGACGCTTCCATACCATCGGCCATCAAAAAATCTTCCTCACAAGCCCGCCGAGGATGCCGCCCTTCTTGGCGTACTTCCAAGCGTCGGACCACGTATCGCCGCGAGCCAGATCAAGCGGTGAAGACAGCTTCGCCCCCAAGCCCATACCGTCCCCTAGCCCGTCAAATACCTTGTTGCCCTGCTCGGCTAAATGGTCTGCGTCTTTGTACAAAGCGCGGCCCGTAATAGCGCTCTCACCCGTAAAAGCGTCGCTATCTCTGCGCCCCTCGTGCTTGGCGTTCAATTCATTGCCGACAGCCGCCGCAACAAGCCAAGCGTATGGATTGGACGCGAGCCCGCCCATCCACGAACCGCCGCCCGCTGAACTCCCGCCCATCGCCGAGCCGGTATGCGCCGCGCCGTTGCCAGCCGTCACACCTGTTGATCCGCCGCCGAACATACCGCCCTGCCCGCCCATCATGCTCATGGGATTCATGCCGCCCATCGGGCTACCAGACTGTTGCTGCTGCTTGGGCTGCGTGAGCATCATCAACTCTTGATTGCGGCGCGTCTCGTCTTCCTGACGCTTTCGCATAGCGTCCTGCTCTTGGAGCAACCGGGCAATTTCCATGTCTTGCATTAGACTTTGATCCTCTTACCCGTTGATGGTGTGGGCGGGCCAGGGAGATAGACCTGCCCTTGTGTGGGCTTTGGTTTTGGTATGGGCTTTGGCGCTGCTGGCACTACGGAACAATTCACCGCGAACTCCCCGAAGGCGTCCGCACCGTGGCTGTTCTCGTCGTGCAGCGGTGTTGTGTACGTCTGCATACTGTCGTTCCAGCGACGGCAATATCTGCGCATGCGAGATAAGCCGACCTGAACGCGTGATGTGTTATTGAAATGCACCACTGGCAAAATGCGCCGCGATGCGTTGATACGTTCTGCGGGGCCTAGCTGCGCGCCCACGTGAATGGGCTTCACTCCAAGCCCCATGAGCGTCAATGCGCGTGTTCTTGCGCCAGCGCCCCACTCTCGGTTCTTTACGTCATGTGGGAGGAAGTGTTGTCCATATCTGTAGGCAACTGGTCGGCCAGCCTCTAGCAGACCCTCAACGCGCTCCTGCAAGTCCGGGATCATCTCTGGCAGGGCGAAACGAACGATCTGCTCTGCGCCCTCGCCGCTCACCTCGTAATAGTCAATGGCATAAACATTCACGCCGTCATTTTGCATGAACCAGATTGCCGTATAGTCATCAACGCCGATGTCCCAAGCCGTATCGACCGGCAGGCTGGGGTTATACGGAAAGTCACCAATGCGGCCCTCACGCTCGGACACCGCAAGGTGCTTGGCGTAGTAAGCACCCTCGGTGACAATCTCATAACCACCGCCCCATACATGCTCGGCCTGCTCAGGCTCGTGTGCGTAGTCGTGGTCCTTCTCTCGCTTCAGGACTTCGGGGAACCACGGGTTATCATGCCAGTTAACCGACACAACAACTGCGTCACTCGGTCGGCCAGAGCCACGAAAGAACGCATCCACAGGATCGTTGTCATGACGCGGGTTCCATGAAAACCATATCTCGGAACCATCCTTACGGATTGTAGGGCGCAGCATCTTGAGCGACTGGGCAGAGAACGTCTGGGCTTCCTCAACCCACGCGATGTCAAAATCTTCCAGAGACTTGATGTTGTCAGCGTTGTAAGCCTGCATGCCCTTGAAGATGATAAAGGAGCCGTTTGGCCCCCTGATTTCATTCTCCAGCACTACGAAATCTTTGTTCAGCCCCAGCTTGGCGATCTTGTCCACGATCAACTGGCGGACAGAATCCTTAATCGAGTTTTGAACCTCACGGATACAAACAGCGCGGGTCTTGCTCGCAAAACACCTAATGACAAGCTGCTCGGCAAAGAAGTGAGACTTTGCGCCGCCTCGACCTCCGTATGCTCCCTTGTATCGTGACGGCTTTAGCAGCGGGGCCAAAGCACGTGGAACCTCAGCCTCTAGGATCGACAATTTTGATATGGATTGCTGTTGGCTTGCCGTCGCCGTCGTCAGGCCCGACAACCGTCATAGGCAACACCTTGCCCAGGAGCCCACAGAACGCCTTTTGATCTTCCTTAGCCACCCGCTCAAGATAGCCCTGAAGCCCGCCAGCGCCGTTGCTGTCAGCTCCCACAGCAGCGCCAGCCAATAGGATTGCATCCTTTAGTGCGCCAGTTGTTTTGTTGGGGACACCAGCCTTGCGGCCCTTGCCTGCGTTCGGTGGCTTCCTAGTAGACTTCTCTACTTTGCTAGGCGATGTCATGTTGTCCTGTCCCACTCGGTTTGAGCGTTATGGGTTATCTGCTCAGCATGTTGCCGACATTCACAAGGAAGCCGACCACTCTGTTTAATACCTCGGTGATAGGTCCGGATGTGCCAGTACTAAAGGCCACATCAGGCCCCTCGGTTATGTCTGCCGAGCCACTCACGCTCGGTATCTCGTGTGTGCCCGATGCTGACGCTATGTCGTCACCCTCAGCGATCGAACCCGCCCCTAGGATGGTCAGCGTTCCCGCTCCTGCCGGTATGTCACTTGTCTCGGTGATGCCAGCAGCGCCGGATATCGTCAGAAGACCGCTTGCGCTCGCTGTGTCGGGGCTTTCCGTGATGCTTGCAGCACCCTCGGCAATCTCGACCCCAACACCGTTGGCTAGGTCTGCATCCTCTGTGATGATTGCTTGGCCGTTGAATTCTTGTGTGCCCGATGCGCTGGGTATATCCGCGCCTTCGGTTATGTCTGCTGTGCCTTCCAGCGTCTCGGTGCCAGAGCCAGCCATTGTGTCGGCATCTTCGGTAATCGACGCCGTGCCGGTGAATTCTTCTAGGCCACTTGCAGCAGCTAGGTCTTCGCCTTCCGTAATCCCCGCTGTGCCGCTGATGGCGCTATTGGGCACATACTCAATGACAATAAGGCCACCACCGCTGACGGCTGAATTAGCACCTGAACCCGCGCCGTATGAGCCGCCCGCCGCACCAAAGCCACCACCGCCGCCCGATCCATGTGTCGCGTCGAACTCAGTACCAGCACCGCCAGCCACCGAACTCGCGCCGCCAGAACCGCCAAAACCACCGCCGCCGTCGCCGCCCGTCGTGCCGGAAGCATCCGCGCCGTCCCCATTCGGACCGCCTGCCCCGCCACCGCCACCGCCATCGCCACCGCCATAGCCGCCCGAATACTTAACGTCACCGATAGAGCTTGATGCAAGGCCCGGACCGATATTGTCGCCTGCCGCCGCCATCAGTATGTACGGGGCTTGGAACCATGTATCCGACTCAGCCACAATTTGGTACGAGATAGATGCGCCAACCGTGAGCGCCATATCGTCGTTTCTGGCGTAAGCCCCGCCGCCACAGCCATAGCCTAAGTTGTAAGGATCAGCGCCGCCGTCGCCAATAACGTGGATGCGACTACCTGCCGAAACCCAGTCATCCGGCACTATCCAGCTAGAGCCTGACGTGAGGAATATCAGCGTCGGTGTAGCACCAAGCCCCGTGCCATTCGGCATGTCGGAGCCTTCGGTGATCGCCCCCGCACCAGTGGCCGGAACATAAGTCGCGCCGCTACCACTTGCGGTGTCAGCGCCTTCAGTGACCGCGACCGAGCCGATGAACTTCTGTTTGCCAGACCCGGAAGCAGTATCACTCGCCTCCGTAGATGATCCAGATCCAATGAACTTTTCAACACCACTACCAGAGGCAGTGTCGTTGGATTCAGTCGAAGCCCCAGAGCCTGTAGCCGGAGGCGTCCATGTGTGGGTGACGGTTGTGTAGTCAGATCGCGACGATAGCCCAGCCGCAGAATATAGAAGAGCTTCTTCGCCGGAGAATAACCCTGTATTAGACCCATAAGCAGAGATGGCAGTCGGAGATCGGTCATACGCACCCTGATTGTGGATGACATATTGCAGCCAATTTGGCGCAATTCCATTGCCAGCACCAAGGTCTATTGTAATCCAGCTATTTGCTGCGTAGCCATAGTTCGTGTCCCAATATGTGGAACCACTGCTATCAAATACTTTCCATGCTTCATATGTCGCACTATACGCATTGCTAACCGAGGCGACGTTCGGCGACGGGGCCGAATTAGATGTCATATTCGGCGGATAGGTTGTACTCCCCCCGTCGTTCGACCATCGGACATCGTAGTAGCCAGCAAGTGTGCTGTAGGTATTGGCGTTGAAAAGACGTAAATACCTATAGGTCGTCATGGCTTAATGCCTAGTTCCCAGATGTAATCGTATAGCTCGTTACACTCACCGTCGCACCTGCCACAATCGACGTGGTGTTTAGGTTCAAGTCTGCCCCCGATGTCCCCACCGAAAAGTCGGCCTTGCGCGTACCGCCAGATGTCGTCAGCGTGCCCCACGCTGCCGCGCCGGTCGCATTGGCGCTCGTATCAGGTGAAATGCTGTTCAGCGTCAGGACGCCACCAGATGCCGCCGCAGCAGCCGTTGACGACAAGGCCAGCTCGGCGAGCATTACCTGCGCACCAAGCGCCGTGTCCGCGTCCGTCGGCTGCGTGCCGCTGTAAATCCGCATCAGCCCGCTCGTACCGATAGCTGTGGTGTATTTGGCGTCCAGCCCAGCGTTCTTTGCTGTTGCTGCAACCTTCAAATTGCTCGCCATGTCTTACCTCAGAAATTCAATGGTCTGACCGGCTTCAATAGCGGTCGGGATGCTGACGAAATCCACATTGCCGTCGCCGTAACGCGACTTGATCTGCGCCGTGACCTTGCCCAACAAGTCGGTCACATCATCTGCTGTGCAATGCTTCACAAAGCCGTCGGGGTATTCGCAGCGGATCAACCCGCTATCGTCAAAGCCCGCAATCGTCACCACGTTCAAACCGGCAGGCAGAACATCAGCTTGCGGTGCGCTACCCGCAGGTAGAACCAGTCCAGAACCTTGCGTACCCATCAAGCCACCGCCTTTCGCATCGCATCCAGTTTAGTATCAAGTTCGAGTTGCGTGGCCTCAGCCTTGGCGTTTGCATCTTTGGCAGCGGCCATCATCGCTTGGGCCTGCGCCTGCAAGCCGGTGACTGATTTTTCACGGGCGAGAACACTTGCCTCGCGCGCGGCTATGTCGGCCTCGCGCTTCTGAGACTCGACTGTCCACGCTTGCTTTCCAGCAGCGTAGGCCTGTTCCATCTTCACAAGATTGGCCTCGCGCACAGCTAACGCGTTGGCGTCACTTTCAATCCGCGCCAAAACATCAGCGCTCTCAGCATTAGCTACCTTGCTCTTCTCGATAACAGCCAAGGCATCTGATTGCGCCTTGTCGCTATCCTTGATGAGCCTCTTCAAAGCATCCAACTTCCCTTGGAAATCATCAGCATTCCTGAATAAATCCAATAGAAGTCCCAACTCTGCGAGTGATCCCGCAGAGGGTGTGCTAACATTGCCAATCATTTCTGGGCCTATGTGTTCGTAATAACGGCGATCTTGTGGCCGGGTGAGACTTTGAAATATTCCGTCGCCCCAGCTGCTACCCGCTGCGTTGATGTTGTTGCCACGGGGTTAACCCCGAATGCCACAGAGCAAATTGCATCCGAATGAAGCCGGACAAATTTTGTAACTGCATTGAAGGCCGAGCTCTGGACAGTCGATCCACCAATAGCGACAATCTGCGTCGTTACGCACGGCTCGAATGCCACAGGGATAATCATTCCAGGCACATCACGTGCCAAATCGGAATATTCAGTGATGTAAACCTTAGCCATTGGGTGCTTCCTTAGCCTCCGTGCTATATTTCAAGGCGCGGGTCTGCTCTGCGTGGTCCAAGATCCATTGACCAGCGCGTTCGTTCTTGTCGGTGATTTGTTGTTTAGCTTTGGCGAAATTGATGATCTGGGCAGTCACTTATCTGCCTTCTGGTCCAGCTTGTTCTCAATGCGATTGAGCGTATAGCCCGCCGATTTGACCTGCTCTTCAATCCGCGCCATGCGCTCTGAAAGCTCGAAGGTCTTGGGGGCCGCTGCTTCCAGTGAGGCCACACGAGCGTCTAGGTTTGAACCCCACCACGCGAAGGCCATGATCTGCGCCAGAAGCATAGCGATGAGGCTGATCGGCACGCGCTTATCGAGGTGCCAGCCCTCGCCTATCGGCTGGTTATCGGACAATCACTCGACTCCCACGATGCGTCGGGGCACTCTGCATACAGCCATAGGTCCGGTCCTTGTCGGGCTTGTGGTCAGTCGGTCGGCTGCTGAAACAGCCGGATGGATGGTGCCCTCAGTCTTAGGACTGGGGGCGCTGCTCTCGACGGGCGAGGCCCCAGCAGAACCATAGCGGGCTATGCTGGGGCTTTGATTATGCGGTCTGTTTTTCGGGCGACGGAGCGACTGTGACAGGCACACCACATCCGCGATTATCGATCTTGTCGATTGTGGCCCCGGCATCGTTCATCACAAATGCACGGGAGAACCCGCAATGATGAGTGCCAACGCCATTTTCGTTGGGGATCACGATTTCGCGCGAGCCGTCGGGAAACCCGACAACGCTATACTGTCGCGCCTCATAGACGCGCGTTGTCATGAGTGGCGTAGTGTCGTTGGGGTATTCAAACTTGATTGTGAACATGGTCTTCGTCCTTCTTCTGCTGCTATGCGCTCGTTGACCGGAGCGCGTCGGGTATGGCTCAATAGAAAAACCCGCCTGAGGCGCATCGTTGAGAGGCGTGGCGGGTGTTGTTGTCTTCCGCGCCGTTAACGCGGGGATATCTCGGCACCTTGGCGACCTCAAGGGGCCGCTCTTTGAATTTCTGGGTTACTAAAGCCCCCCATTGCCGCTGGCAACAGGATCATTAAGCCCTTTGGGGTCGAACCGCTCCAGTAGTTCCGCATTCTCAAGCAACTCAGCGGGTCCAAGCTTAGTTCGCCTACACGCCATATAGGGCGCTGATTTGCCAAAAGGCTACCATAGATTGAATCGCCTGCCAACAATTAAATTGCCTGCAATTGATCTGCGCGAAATTCAATTGGGACCAATCGACCAAACAGATCAGCCAGCGCAATCACAATGTCGCCGTCGTCGCTTTCAATGCTGATATTGAGGCCGGAGAACGGGCTGCTTGAGTCCGGCCTGACCGCCTGCCCCTTCGCAAATCGCTTACGGCGAAGCACCAAATCTCGGTGATCCATGATACCATTGCTGTCTGCAAGGGCCATCATGGCCTCCATGGCGCGGGTCGGGATAACGCAAGGATGGTCGCCAGCGTAAAGCACAGTCGAGACGCCCCGTGCATTGTTGGCATCCCATAGCCCCTGCCCCTTACGAGCGCCTAGGAACACGTAGCGAGGGTAAAGCGGCACATCTTCCCATTCGATGACAAACTGCCCCGGACGACCTCTGACGGGCTTCCTGCGCCTCACACGCTCCATAGGCAGGAACGTGGCATAGTTGGCCTCTCTCAATGATTGATCGGCCTTCAATTCTTCGCTCGGCCCCGTGAAGGCTGCGTACCAGCGTTCTACTGTGTCGGCTGTCATTGTTTGGCCTCCCAAAACATCATCGGATTGCAGATGGCCCCGTCATCAGGTCGCCAGATGTACCAAGCGTGATCTTCGGTGCCGGTCGTCGCGCCTTCGAACCATTGAATGCGGTCAAGCAAGGCGACCTTGCCGTAGAAACGCGGGTTTTTACGAAACAAGTGGGTGCGCGTTTTGCCACTGTCGAACTTGGCCGTCAGCAGGAGCGCCACCCACCCCTTGCATAAGCCGAGCGCGTTCTCGGCAAATGTCACGGCCTGTCGGTTGCCTTTGCCGTATGGCGGGTTTGTGATAATGGCATCCGCATCTGGACCATCGGGCAGGCCGGACAGGAAGTCATAGATAAACATCTGCGGTCGGTCATAGTGAACGATGTCGCTCGTCGTCACATACGCGCGGTGCTTTACAAGAACGTCCGCTATGCGATGATTCCCAGCGGCGGGTTCCCAGACGGTCCAGCCACCAATGTCTGGTATGACGCGCAACAATGCTTCCGTTGCCCACGGTTCGGTTTGGTAGAGTTCGTTTGCCTTGCGCTCGAAATTTGATGCAACGACGGTCATGTCTTCGCCTCTCTGGCTGCGGAGTTGGTGAAACGGGTGGCGTCGGAAATGCCGACATCATCAGAAATTGGAGCGTCGGCTTCGGGGCACTGACGCGCTCTAAGTGCCCTGCAAATTTCCCGCGTGATTTGCTCGCCAGTCATTTGCCATCGGATTGCATCAATCGCATCCTCCATCACAAGTGAACCGGCGCGCGGCACTCCAAGCGCCCTGCATATGGCCTGCAACTCTTCGCGCCAAAGGATGTGAATAGCCGCGTCCGGCAGACAGCTTTTCCGCCTGTCGTTCCATCCGCATACCTTCCAATCCGTGCGACACTCCACATGCCCCTTGCGCTCAGCTTTGGGGTACACCCAAACAATGGCCCGCGATGCCTGTTCAGGGGGATAAACGTCATCACTGTGATGCGATTGCGTCAAAAACTTCTCGTGGATCGCGGCATAGACCCGATGTGCCACGCCTTGCATGGCTTTGATTTGATCCGGCAAGCGGTCCAGCTTGTCTTTCTCTGACTTAATCTCAACCGCCGCTATTTCAGACAGGCCCACGGCGAGAACGTCGATCCTATTGCCAAAACCACAGGCATTGATTTCGTGAATGATCCGGCAGTTTGGGATCATCTGACGCAAATGCTCCACCACGGGGCCGCGAATTTCAGCCTCAGCTTCGCTTCTATATGCTGGCATTAGCTATCTCTTCCCGCGTCATGGCTGGCTTGATGGCGGACAAGAACGCGTCGTATATCGGGAAGCCTGTCGTCATGGCTTGGCCTGTAGGGCTGCGAGCGCAATGGACTGGCACTCGTCAAAAAGTTCCTCCCAATACCCGCTATTCAGACCGGCAATTTTAGTCAGCGCGGCCCGCAATGCGTCTATTTCAAGATACTGCGCCGATATGATTGCGCCGCCTTCAGCCTGCAAAGCATCAAGCCGCTCTATCTCTTCTTGCTGGCGGGTGAGGAGGGCGAGAACCGATGCAAGGTCGTCGGCATAAATTGACTGATGCATGGTTCGTGCAAACTTCTCACGACGCGTCACCATCGCCACAACTCGCTCGCACATAGCCTGTGTCTCGGTATGTGTCATGCCGATTTCCTCTTTGAGAAGCCGCCCATCGTGCCGGTCATCAGGGCTTGAACATTTGATATATACTCAGCCGACTCCATCGGCGCATTCTGGACACCGTGAAGCTCCTTACACCCACGGCACATACGATTATTTATTCCTGAAGAGACAAAATCCTTTTCACACGAAAGGCATTTTCGGACGCTAGCGCCAACCGGCAGTACATCATCCGCAAACCTCCAGACACCGAAATTCTGGTCATACATCACCGTGTCAGCGACCCGCCATCCGTGCATCGGGTGTTTAATCCCGATCATTTTCTTTCCCGATCCCTTACCCTCGGCACGCTCAAAATGAAGAACGCCTTTAATTTCCAAGGCCGTCATTTTCGAGCTGTAGTTAGCCTCATGTCCCCCAAGGCTTTTTGACATATCAAATCGATCTGGCGCACAGCCGGTTCTTTCCATGAACTGGTAAATGAAGTCGATCAACTCGCTCTGTTTTTCCGAAAACCCAGAATATTGAGCCGCGCTCATATCCCTACTCCGCTGCTAGTTGGCTGGCCTGACGGTTGCGCCTCTGCACCCGTGCTTTGACCGTGAATTTAATCTGGTGCATCCGTTCCGTGATCCGTGCCGCCGTGTCCTGATAGGTCTTACGTTCGCCTTCGAGGAACGTGTATTCCTCTATCTCGCTAGTGGAGGCGTAGGCCATCCATGCAGGGGTCATGCTGCATCGTCCGGACGCGGAAAGGTGCCTTTCACCAACGCCCTCACGCGGGCGATTTCCTCTGGTGAGCGCGACGGGTGTGCGGGTTTGTGGTCCGGTCCACGCTCAAGCCTCGACACGGCACGGCGGCGTTCCTCCAGAAGAGGCTTGGCAATGGCGAGCAAGTCGCCAGAGCGCGGGAAAAACTTTGCCTCCGGATCGCGCCGGTACTGACGGATTGCCTCGTCCAGAATATCGGGCGGCAACTCGCCAAGGTCTTCGATGAAATCCACGTAGAGTTCGCGCGCCTGTGCCTCGCTGAAATCAGGCCTCCAGTAATGCGCCTGTAGCCGCATGAGCGACGTTGCGACGTATTCCGGTCCCGAAGTCCACAGCGCACGCTTGAGGCCCTGTAGCACCTCCTGACGGACCTGTGGGCTAGTCGGCAATTCAGGGATGCCGGAAAGCCTACCCGCGCATTGCTGCCACCGCGCTAGCGATTCCGGCAATGTGGTTATCGCGGGAGATTTGATCGCGGGTTTTGTGGTGAGTTCGTTCATCGGTCCGGCCCTCCGGCATGGGTTTCAGGCGATTGGCTTTGGCGTCGGCAACGGCGGGTTCAAAGTATTTCCATCCACGAATTGCTTTGGGTCCGGCCCGTGCGGAAACCGTCTTCACGGTCGGAAGCACGTCCAGTTCCCAGTCGCAACCAGACGCCACCCATGCAAGCGGGCGCGTGAGGTCGCTCAAGGCAAACGATTGGTCGTTCAGGCAGGCCCCAGCAGCCGCACGAAGGTCCGCCTCCATGCGATTAAACCGCTCGCGCTTAGCATCCTTAGTATCTAACGGTTCTAGTGACGGTTCTGGTGCGGCAGATTTCGCCGCTGGCTGGCGACGTTTCTTGCCGCTGGCGAGATTTGCCGCTGGCGAGATTTGCCGCTGGATGGTGAAGGCATCTGAAGTGAATGAACCGTTCGGGCGGCGGCGTTGATCGCGCTTGATCCACCCATCGGCCTCAAGCTGCGCGATATGCGCCCTGACGCTTCTCTCGCTCTGCCCTGTGTCCAAGGCCAACCGGCTCTGGCTCGGATAGCAATAGTCATTCTCGTCCGCATAGTTTGCGAGCGCGACAAGAACAAACTTTGCCGCAGACGGATACACCGCCTGTTTTAAAGCCCAGTCGATTAGCCCAATGCTCATGCCTGTAATATACTCCGTATGCGGTCGTAAGTGAATCGAGAAAGCGCGTTTAGTGCCCGTTTTTATTGGGTTTTAGAGCGATTTATGTTACCATCTGCAAGTCAGATTTGATGATGATGCGACCACCTTTTTCCACCACCGGGCGGGCCTTCGCTTTGATGCCGCGACTAGCCCAAAATGAATTGATGATGGCCGCTTGCCTGCGAGCCTTAACGACAACAGGAATATCCGGCAGAGGAATACGGCGAACCGGCTTTGCCACTGAATCGACCGGAGCGCGGTCAAATGGATCATAGGGGCCATACACATGGCCTTTGTTGGCAACGGGCCACTCGCCAGTCTCGGTAATGATCCGCTCTACCTTACGTACGGCATGAATAACTGTGGTGTGGTCGCGCTTGAAAATCCGCCCAATGTGAGGGAGCGAGAAGTGCAACTCTGTTCTAATACGCCACATGGCCTCCATGCGAGCGTAAGCCACGGGCCGGTCCCTGCGCTCTCCCTGCATGGCAGAAAACTTTACTTGATGGTGCATGGCGGTTTCGAGGATTATCCGCGCGACCTTCTGATTGGGCGTCATTTGCCCACCAGCGCATTCACAAGCCGCTTGTACTTCACAGTCCGCTTGCCATAGACAAACGCTCCTAGGGCTTGTGTGGTCTGTTTGCGGGCCTTCTCTGCGGCGTAGTGTTGGCCCCTGCGATCCCCGCGTTCACGGGCTTGGGCGTGTGGCGTCATTGGAAAGCCCTCCCCATTGCAGCCTCACCAAGCGGTGTGTCTGAAAGCATCCCCAGCGCGTTCTTGTAGAGTTCGAGCAGAGCCTCGGCTTCTTGACGTTCGGCGGCGTCCTGCTTACGGATGCGCACGAGTTGGCGGATTGTCTTCGTGTCGAACCCGTTGCCTTTAGCTTCGGCGTAAACTTCCTTAATGTCGGCAGCGAGCGCGGCCTTCTCTTCTTCCAGCCGTTCGACACGCTCAATGATTGAACGCAGTTGGTCGCCAGCCACGCCGCTATTGTGTCCTGTGGTGGTCATGTTCAGAAATCCTCCATGTGCCAGCCGCCGCCGTCTTTCTTCGACTTGGCTTTGATGGCGATAAAACGGAACGGATACGAGTCAGCGGCGACCTTGATTTTGACCTTGGCGTCATCCATCCAGAAGCCTTTGACCTCGTGCATTTCCATGTGGCCGTCAGTTCGCATGACGGCAAAATCTGGTGTATAAAACGTGTTATCAGCGAGGCGCAGCTTCACGCCTTCAAACCGATACCAAGCAATGTCGCGAGCGTGTTTGCGCAATTCCAAATGATCGGCATAAGCCGCCTCGGTCTTGTTCATCACGCCGGTTTTGAGGCGACCCAGCGCCTTCATGCCGGTCATGCGCCTATCAACCATCTAGCAATGTAAACAGCACCAGCAGCGAGATATGGCATAGCCATGAGGATCAATAGGATGACGCCTAGGGCAACGCCGAGTGTCTGGGCGGTGGTCATTTGACATACCCTTCATGCGGAATTGATTTGATGCTTGTGTGCGACCAGCCAAGGCCAGTTTCCACCAAGGCTTCGCGCGCTATTTGACGAGCAGTCTCACTCGTTAATGGCCCGCCGCCGTTAGGATTGCCCTTGGCAATACGAGCAAGCGCGAAATAAATCCGGTCTGTCACTGTCTCACTCATTCGCCCCTCACCTTCTCAGCCGGTAGCTTTTCCATGATTGCGAATAGACGATCCAATAGGCTCCCCTTGCAGGCGCTAAGTGTCACAAATCCGCATACGGCAGATTTCCAAAACAGCGATGTCTCAAGGTAAAAACCCTTGTACCAATGGAGGGAGAAGCCAAGGGTCATGAAATCTCTCCCCAAAATCGACCGGCGAGCATTCCGGACAGAACGGCGACATGAGGATACGGATTAGACGCGCACCACATTGCGAACCAAAAGAAGGCGGCACCCACCAGCAGAAAAAAGATCGTGCGCTTCATCAGTTGCCTTCCAATATGTCTCGAATAGCGCGGGCCTGCTCATCCCACTTGCGACCGTCACGGCCTGTTAGTTTCAGCACTTCGTTAAACACGTCATCATCGTTTGCCATCATGTTCAGAAGATCAGCGCGAGACGGGCAATACTCACCACGCACGATTGCTTTGGCCTTGCGCTCACCCCAGCCGTATCTTTCCGCCAGTGCGTAATAAGGGTTGCGAACGAATTGCAGCTTTTTTTGCAGCGCTCTACTGATCGCCCCCGTCACGTCTTCGTCGGTGATACTCGCTACACTCATTCTTCTGTCTCGTTTGGCCATAAACTTCGTTCCTGTGCTGTCCTAAATTCAAAGGACTGGATGGAACGGAGACTTACAATGTCGAACTCGGACTACTTACTTCGGTCGCTTGAACGCCTTGAGCAGAAACAAATCTTGCAGGATCAATCTGCGGGCGTGGTCGTCTGGGTAGATTTCGGTTATGCCGCGCGAGTGGCCTCCCGTTTGAGCTGGTCAGACTTCACACCGACAAGTGCGGCGATTACATCCAGCACATCGGATTTGCTCTTTTGAAAAACATCCCGCCCCATCGCGCGAAGTTTCTGGCTCTTGGCCGCGTATCGCGTGACTGTGGCCTCGGTAACGGTCACAACGCTAAATTCATCAGCGGGCCGAATAAACGCAGCAACACGTACCGCTTCGGCTTTGGACGCGCATGTGATAGATTGGCTATCGTGATAACCGGCTTTAATCAGCGCGTATTTGCGTAGGTGTTCGTCAGTCGGGAACCGCTCGGCAATGTGTTCCGGCAGGTTTTGCCAGCCTTCATGCAGCGCCGCGAAATAGTGAGAATGTGATTTCTGCGAGCGGTCATTATGCTCGACAAGCCGGTAGATTTCATCCAAGGCAAAGTGTTTGCCAGCAATAGACGGATGCGTCGGCACCATCGCCTCGCCGGTCCAGACAAATGCAAGCGGAGGGGTCGCGCTCATTCACTCGCCCTCCGGTTCTGGTGGAAGGGGTTGCCATTTAGTCGCGTCAATAAACGGTCCTACCCAAGTTGATGTTGTTGCGCACCAAGCAGCATCAATATCGTCCCAGTAACCCGTGAGCTTGATTGGGTTTGTAAATTCACAACCATCATTCGGTGAGGGAAGGCCAAACAGAAGAACATGCGTTCCATCTCTCGGTGCACTCTCAATCCCCCTCCACTCATACGGATTGACAGCAGAGAGAGCCTTGCGAGCCTGTTCAAGCGACACTTTCCGACGTGTCATCATCCCTATCGAGTCACTGTCGAGAATGGCCCATGCTTCGGGGTCCAGAGCGCGGGCGGATTGTTCTATTTGAACAGACGTGGGCCATGTGGGGGTGTCAGACATTAGCGGCCTCGCGTTGCTTTGCAGCAAAGTCATCAGCGCCAATCATCAGCCCGCGATTTGCGGCCATCTGTAAGATGGGCAGACGCCATTTATGGGGCACACCGCGTTGGGGCCATTTCTTGCGAGCAGCGTCCGAAACGCCAAGCTCTGCGCCAATTTGGTCAATGGCAGGATCAACAACAAAGGAATGTTCATTCCCAATGTTCATGAACCGCCTTATCGGCTCTCCAGTGAGAAGCTTCCGCTCATCAAGGGTTGAAACGTCGCTGATATATGCGAGCAATTCAGCGCATGGCTCGAACCACTCACCGCGCACCCATGAGGATGAAAAGCGATGATGCAGAACGGCCTCATCTTCAAGATTGCCAGCCACTTCTCCGAGAAGAAAAAGCGTTAGCGGGCAGCAAAGTTGAATAGTGGAGTAACGCGTTTGTGGATCTGTTGTGTACCCAATTTTAATAGGGCCATCATTTTCAGCTTGAATGAAATAAACGATTCCATCAGACATTTGCGGCCTCCCCGTATAGATCGGGCCTCAAGTCATGGCGGCTGATGCTGGTGATACGCTCCACGTCGAGCACCCGCTCGGCTGGCACACGCGTCCATTGGCTTACAGCGCCATGCGTGATGCCAAGCTCTTGAGCGAGCCTAAATTTCAAGCCGCGTTCACGGCCAAGGACTTCTTGGATATTGATCATGCAACCTTGATAGCACGACTAACATTCTCTCTGCAACACATTTGTTAGTGCCGCTGTATGGCGCAATGCAATAATGTGGCGAAAATCCCTTATATGGCTAAGAGCACTCAGAAACGCCCCCATCCAAGGCACTTCATACGCGAGTGGCGGAAGCATCGTGGGCTTACGCTTGAGCGTCTGGCTGAGCGCATAGAGGTGACTCACGGTGCCATATCCCAACTAGAGCGGGGATTAGTTAATTACACGCAGCCAATGCTCGAAGCCCTGGCATCGGCTTTATCATGCGAACCTTCTGATTTGCTTCGACCGCCGCCAATAGACGCCGAAAACGAACTCGCGGCATATGTCATGCGGCTAGACTCTCATAAACGCGAACAGGCCCTGCGCCTGTTGCGGGTGGCTCTTGACGATGAGAAGTCAGCCTAAACACATGATTTCACTAAGTTTTTAATCTTCATAACGGTCGGATAATTTAGACCTATTTAGCGCGGCTATCATTTAATTACAGCCATGCTAACATTTTCTATTGCGTATGATTGTTAGCGGTGCTATCACTCCTCTCCATAGACGGACACACCGCATGGAGAGACGAGATGGGATTTTTGACATTTAACCAAAACAACAGTGGCGGCTCGTTTGATTTCAGCGAGACGGCTGGCATCACGCATTACGTGATTGTCGAAGCTGCAACCTTGGCCGACGGCATTAGCCGCGCCGAAGACATTGGCATTTATTTCAACGGCTGTTCAAGCGGGCGCGATTGCTCGTGCTGCGGCGACCGCTGGAGTGAGCCGTGGGACGACGACTTCACTGACGAGCCGACAGTGTACGGCCACAAAGCCTCCGAATACGGCAAGGACGGCCTCTCATCAAGTTGGATGGACGACAGCAAAGAGATTGCCGTGCACTACGCCGATGGTCGGATTGAATGGTTTGGCGTCCATAAGCCCGTAACCGCCTAACCCACACACCCGCCGACAGGAGATGAAGATGACACCGCAAGAAGCCGTTACAGCATTTGTCGAATTTGAAAAGAGCGTCGGGCCAAATGCGAATGTGTTTGTCGCGCTCAATCTCAACCGCTGGAACGAAAAGCGGGCCTTTAGCGCGTCCATTGACCCCGATGGTGTGCTTGCTCGCAATGGTTTCACTGTTTATGCCGACAACCTCGATGCCCTGCTCGCAGAAGCCACGGCCAAATGGGCCGAGTTCAAAGCCGAACACCGCGCCCGTCGCATCCGTGAAATGGCACTCGAAATCATCCGCATCACTGCCGAGCACGGCGTCTGCACAGATGCAGCTCTGAGGGCTGGCAAGTTCTCCGACGCGGAGGTCACAGACCTTGGGCCGGACGCCTGCACGGACGCGACCGAGATTGCATCCAATGGGCCGTTTTCAATCACACCGCTGGCGAAAGCCAACGCAGCCTAATCGCCCACCCGACAGGAGAATCAGACGATGAACAAAATAACGGAAGACCAGATCAAGCACATGGTGAATCGGTTTCTTGGTTGGAAACTGCCGGAGGATTTCAATCCCGACGATGGCATCAGTTTCAAGAAGACCTTCAACGAACATACGGCTCATCCGATGAAACACGAGCCGTCCGGCACAAACCTATTCGATGCCGCACAGGCCGAGGCAATGGTGCGCTTCATGGTGGACGGCATTTCCTAACAGGCGCGTTTCCCCCGCGCCCATACGGCGGGCTTCGGATTGTAACCCTCTGCGGCGCTCCTCCCTGCCGCACAACTGGTCCGGTGGCTATTGCCCCCTCAATGCTGCCGGACCGCATTTATCAGGAGACGAACAATGGACCCCGTACTTATCAGCGGCGAATTGCAGAAGCCATTGCGCACCGAAGCGGAAGCGCGGGCGAAACGCGAAGCTGACTACATCGCACGGGAAGCTATCCGGCTTGAGCAGATGCAGCTTAACCGCCTGTTGGGTGGCTTCAAATGAGCAGCGCACTGAGCCACAAGATGGATGCAGCAATGGACGCTTACCACGCGAAGAAGAATTACGAGGCCACGGCGAACGCCTATGAAAACGTGCTTCTGATTATCAACACTTTGAACGCGCTCGCCAAGAACGCGCTCACTGATGAAGACATAAACCGCATTGATGATCTGCTTTCAGACGTAAAGCACATATTCGGCAAAGCAGCGGAAACGGCATGGGAGGAAGCACGATGAGCCGCCCCTATGTACCGGACAACCACGATCTGCCGGATGAACATGATGAGGTTGGTGATTTTGACAATGATCCCATCGCGTGGGTTGGGATTGTGTTTATCGGTGTGTTGCTTGGTGTTCCGCTCTCCATTTTTGTAATCGCAAAACTCGTAGGAGTGATCTGAATGACCCCCTCACCTACGGCCACCTTCCGCGATCCGCTTCCTGCTGATTATGGACGGGCAATACAGCGTCAGGCTCGTAACAACCGCAAGGCAACACCGCCTGCAAAGCGCAAACCCACCGGCATTGAATTGATCCTTTCGCCAGCGGGCGCGGTTGAAGCGCAGCGCAATCTTGACGAAATGAAACGCCGCGCATTGATCCAACCCCTTGCAGAGCAGGCATGGGCAGAACTCACGCCATTCTATCGCGGATGGCTGGCACTCAAGGGCGAAACACCGATGAGCTATTTTGAGGCACACAGATGATGCGCCGCCCGACCGACACAACGGACCTCTACTCATGGTGGCAAAAAGCACTTGCCGGTGAGCCTGTAGCTTACCACGAAAGCCAACCGGAGTGCGGATTTTATCGAACGCGCGACCGGATTGCATACCGCGAATATGGCCCGTGGATACCAGTCAGCATCCTTCTGCATAGCCCGATTGGCGAGGACGGATTTCTTGACGGAGACGAGACGTTCATCGCATGGCGCGACGGTGTGCAGGTTGACCCTCTGGACGTATGGGTCTGGTGCTGCCGTAGCCCGATCAGTGAAGAAGATTATGAACTGCTCTGTTTTGAGCGAGCAATGGAAAAGGAGTTTGCGTAATGCTTACGAGCGAAGCCACAGACAAGATTATTCCGGCCTTCATCAAGGCGGAGCATGCCGTTGGCGCGGTGAAGAAGTCTGCCAACAATCCGCATTTCAAATCGAAGTACGCCGATCTGGAAGCGGTTGTGGACGCCTGCTCTGAGGCGCTTGAAAAGAACAATCTCGGCTACTGGCAGTCGGTCAGTCTGGACGGAACTACGATGATTACGCGTATCTGGCACGAGTCCGGCCAATGGATTGAAGGCTATACGCCGCTCATCGTCGGCAAGAACGACATGCAGGGCCTTGGCAGCGCGACAACTTACGCAAGGCGCTATGGCCTCATGGGAGTGCTTGGTATCGCGCCTGAGGATGATGACGGGAATGCAGCGGCAAAGTCGCCAGCGGACGCCAAGGCCAAAACCAAGGCTCCTGAAAAGCAACCCGCTCACATGGAGCGGTGCGCTCAGATTGCGGGCTTCATGCAGAACATCACTGACGTTGATGAACTGGAATCCTTCTGGGATGGACTGGCAGACGAACTCCCCGAACTCCGCAAACTCAATGCCAAGGCCGTTGACCGCCTTGACCAAATCCACACCGAACGTCTCGCACTTCTCAGCAAGGAAATCGCAGCATGAAGTCCATCACCATCGCAGGCAATGTCGGCAAAGACGCGGTAACGCGCGAAGGCGGGTCTGCGATGAAATTTGCACCTCTGCCCCCAGTCGAAATGCTCCGCGAACTTATTTCATACGACCACACAACGGGAGCACTCACATGGAACCAGCGACCGCGTGGCTATTTCAAGAGCGATGGGGACAGCCAGCGTTGGAACAACCGATATTCCGGAAAACCCGCCTTCGCATGTCCAACTAAACATGGATACCTGAGCGGGGCGATATTTAAACGTCTCTATCAGGCGCACCGTATTTGTTGGACCATCTATACGGGGGGTGAGCCGTCCCTAATCCTTGACCACATAAATGGGGACCGCGCCGACAATCGTATAGCGAACCTGCGCGAAGCCACGTTTATGCAGAATATTGGCAATCGCGCATCCGTTGTCGGGTCATCATCGGCATTCAGAGGTGTGTCGTGGTGCACCAGAGATAAGCGTTGGATTGCCTACTGTGCCGGTAGAACAGTTGGCCGCTTCACCGACGAATTATCAGCCGCCAAAGCTTACAACCAATCAGCCGCGTCTCACTATGGTGAGTTTGCAAAAATCAATGTCATCAATGGAGATGTAGAATGAGTAGCGTCAACAAAGTAATCATCATCGGCAATGTCGGCAAAGACCCCGAAATTCGCCGCACTCAGGACGGGCGGCCTATCGCCAATCTCACGGTCGCAACGTCCGAGACTTGGAAAGACAAGAACACTGGCGAGCGCAAAGAGAAGACCGAGTGGCACCGTGTCGTGATTTTCAACGAAGGGCTTTGCAAGGTAGTGGAGCAATACGTCAAGAAGGGCGCAAAGCTCTACATCGAAGGCTCATTGCAAACGCGCAAGTGGACCGATCAAGCGGGTGTCGAGAAGTACAGCACCGAGATTGTTTTGCAGGGCTTCGGCTCCACGCTGACGATGCTGGACAGTCGCGGCGGGCAATCATCGGACGAATCGGCGCAACAGCCCGACCGCAGCGCTGACGATCTTAGCGACGAAATTCCATACTAACCGCCTTCCCCCCGCGCCATACCGGCGCAAGCGAGACGGTAGCATTAAAGCGATGATCCGTCTCGCTACTACCCTTATGAGGACGATGATGGCAATTTCTAGTTCGATGGCTGGTGTATCCGCCGCAAACGCAGCACTAGCTGCACAGTATGCACACCAAGCGCGAGTGTCTGAGTGCAAAGCAATCATGCCTAATTTCGACGCGACTACATCAACCGTTGGCATGAAGCGCGACTATGCCGACTGCGTTTTCGAGGTGTACGGCTCTGGCGAACCAATGAGTCAATCTCTGGCAATCCTAATCAAGATCGCCATCGTTCTCGCCTTCGTTGGCATCGGGGCTGGTGTTTGGCACGCGCGGCGCGGATACAACGACATTGCTGAAACGATATTTTACGCATTATTCGGCGGGGTCCTGCTGCCAACGGGGTTTGGCTTTCTCATTGCAGCATACTACGGTATCGCCTTTTTATTCTCATAACCCTACCACAAAACCGCAATCTGAGGTACACTGATTAATGGCCGGACGCAGCACAAATGAGTGGATTGGGAAGACGCCAAACACGGCAATTCCGCCCCGCGTTCGTGCCCGCGTATTCCTCGCGCATGACGGTCGGTGTTATCTCTCTGGTCGCAAAATTGGCCCCGCTGATAAATGGGACTGCGATCATGTGGTGGCATTGTGCAATGGCGGAGAAAACCGCGAAAATAATCTCCGCCCCGCACTCCGCGATAAGCACAGAGAGAAGACGCGCGAGGATGTTGCGCTCAAGTCGAAAATCGCCCGCGTCCAGAAGAAGCACCTAGGCCTTAAACCGAAGACCTCATTTGGCAATCCTCGCTTCAAACGGAAGCTAGATGGAACGGTAGTGGAGAGAACATGAAATACGCAATCGTGCCGGTAGAGGCTGACAAGCCAATGCGTGACGCAATGCTGGAAAACCACAAGTCATTTGCGAAATGGAAAGCGGGTGTTGCCGCCTCCCCCCATGCAGGGAAGGTTTCCCCCGCTCAACACCGCGCTGCAATGGTGGCCTTGCAGAACAGCAAATGGTCCTTCATGCCAGCCGCTCAACGGTCGGAAATCATTGACATTGTTATTGCAGCTTTTGGACTGGAGAAAGCCGAATGAGTGACGCAGAGAAAGACATTGTGGGGCGGTTAAAGCCCTGCCCCTTCTGTGGCAGCGACCGTATTACCGTTTTCAACATTAGAGACGGCCAACAGGCTGCATGTAAGGACTGCAAGTCAGGTGGCAGTCCAACCTACCACGGCCCGAATGGGCCAGCCGCGACATGGGGTGAAGCTGTCAAAGCGTGGAACACCCGCGCGGCCAAACCCACTCTCCGCGCAGAGGTGGAGAGGTTGACGGAAGAGCGCGACGCCGCTAACGCCACCGCGCTTCGAGAACAGGAACACGCTTGCAAGGTTTCTGATGAAGCAAAGGTCGGTTTTGCCGCGCTCGAAGAAGAAGACAAGTTCTGGGACGCCTGCGGCTATCCAAATAATCGCAAGGCGCTGACTGTCAGCGAGCAAGCCGCAAGCATAATCCGCGAACGTGACGCAGCCATAGCCCGCGCGGAGAAGGCAGAGGCGGCGCTGGCGAAGATGCGAAACTGGCTTCGTGAGCCAGATTGGGCTGGCGATGGATGGAGCATAAACGATTGGCTTTCGCGTCGGCCAACCGTGAAGGCCATCGCCTTTCTCACACAGGGGGAGTGACATGAGTTTTTTCAGATTGAACCGCAAAAACCAACTTGATCGCATTGAAATGATGCTTCTGCGCCGATTGGAAATTCCAGCCCTTGAGGCCGACGTTGTGGCTAAGCGAACGGCGCTTCAAGAGGCATCGGCAGCAAATATTGGGGCAGACATGGATAGCGCACAAGCTGTCGTAGAAGCATTTGAAAAAGCCAAAGACGAATGCGCCAGCGCCGCCTTCAATCTCAGTTATGCTAACCGAATTTTGGCCGCACTTTTAGAGGCCAAGCCATGACCCCACCCCACATAGAGACGATAGCGCGGGCGATGTGCATTGCTGAGGATTTTGACCCTGACGGGAAAACATCAATTTACAAAACTAATCCAAAGGACGCTGACATTGTTCCAATGTGGATGGAATGGGAAAGCCAAGCCACTCTCGCCTTCAACATGAGCGTGGAGATATGCGCGGAGGTGGGAGACGACTTAGCGAAAGTCGCACGATCAGAAGAAGCGAAGTGCCGAACAGAAGAAGAGTCCACGCAAGATGAATGGTGGGCTGTCCAAAAAGAACGGTGGGGATTTGCCGCCTCATTTTGCGAGAAGGCATCCCGTCGCATCCGCGCTCTTGTCCCGAATGTCCCGAAGGAGGGGTGAATGGACAAATCCATACCACCGCAGGCGCTATCTGTTCGACAGCCTTGGGCATGGGCAATTATTCACGCTGGAAAAGACATTGAAAACCGCTCATGGCAAGCGGTCAATCATGGCCTAAGGGTTCGCGGATCAATTGCCATTCACGCCGCCAAAGGCATAACGCGCGATGAATACGAAAGCGCAAGCGACTTTATGGCTCACATAGGCGTTACATGCCCGCCAGCGATTGATCTTATGCGCGGCGGCATCATCGGAACCGTTGAAGTGATTGATGTTGTCAAGGACAGCAAAAGCCCTTGGTTTATGGGGCCGCGTGGCCTCGTCTTATCAAATCCTCAATGCTGCGATTTTATTCCTGCGGTCGGAGCGCTTGGCTACTTCAAATGGCAACAGGCCGACACTTCAATCATACCGCCCGCCGCCCGCTGGATGATTGTTGATGACGCCGCGTGCGCTCCCACTCGACAAGAAAAGCCAATCGCCGATCTTTTCTCCCGCCCCTCTCCTACCAGTGAGGAGTAGAAACCGAACAATCCATGCCCCGTAAACCATTTGATTGATGCGAGGAGTAAGCCCTATGGTCTGGCAAAACAGAAGCGACCCGCTGGCGACGTTCGCCGCTTTAGAAGCGCATTTGCAACCCTGCGCACTGTAGGTCCGTATTGCCGGTAACCAATCCGGCCCACTGGTTTTTCCCCATCAGGGGGATGAGAGATGCGTTAACAAAACGCGATAATTTAAACACATTAAATAGATGTGTTTATCAACCGATCCTATTGGAGAGTGAAGATGGGCGCAAAGCAGGCCGGACCGCTCTTGAGGCGCGTCGTGATCGATGGCGCAACGGTCTTTTTGCCGGTGAACGCTGTGCTGTCTCCACCATATCCCAAAGACGGCACCGACGAAGAAAAGCAACAGTGGCATTACGAAATGGAGAAGCCGCTGGGTGGCGCTTGGTAGCGTCCCTCTGTATAATGAGGATTGCCGTTGTTGGTGAGTGGCTTGGAGACGGGAAAGCACGTCTCATATCTTGCAAGTCAGGCCACTCTCCTGCTGCGACGATTGATGAACAGGGAAATCCCCACGAGGCACGAAGGCAAGGGCAAGGCGGCACGGGTTAAGAAGCGTCGTGATCAGCGCCGGAACGCAAGCCCCCAAGATCGTGATGCCATCATGGGATGTACAGAGCAATCGTGAGTGTCGGTAGACGGCTGATCTACAAGTCCGACCTCAGCAGCAACCTATCCCCGTAAGGGGTTCCAGTGGCGGCGTTGAAGGAAACGCTAGTCAGCGCATGACGAAGATCGGGATGGGATATCAACTTGACGTTTGTCGTTGCCCTGACCCTAGCGCAACCCGACGAGCCGGTGTCGAGTCCGGCCCACTGGATTTATTCGCCCGTATGGGCAACGCCTCGGTG